CTGCAACACAGGACGCGAAGTCGCCCCTGTTATTTCAACATCTTCAGCCCATGCATAAACAACAATGGTAACACCAGTTGTTGTGACACCATTGGCTGACCTCAAAGCCGCAAACTGCACCAAGTCAATAGAGCCCATAGTTTCCAAATTGGCTAAGACAGAAGTCTCAAGAAAATTGAAAGGAAATAGAAAGGGCAACTTCATCTCGGCTGTTGAGACTGTTTGGGGATCCAACCAGACATGGGGTTGTTGAGAATACGAAACCTGACTCCCAGCAGCATCACTGCCAAGATTCCTGTTCATCGCATTCCGCAACGGTTGGTAAAATGCACCTATTGAGCCATAATAAAACTGACTCGCATTAATGGTGAATTTCACCTTCAATGTACAACGCAAAAAAGCGTAATTCTCCAATTTATTCTTAATTGAAGCTTGATTGAAATACAACCTCCAAGGGTAAAATTGATATTTCGCCCCTGGAGAGTCGTTCTCTGTCCAAGTGTACGTGGCAATCTTAGTGGGACGATTTAAAAACGTCCCAAGCTGAGATCGAATGATTTTGTCATTGGCTGTTGGATCATGTGCCGTTGATAAATCAAGTGTCTGCTCCATCGATTCATTGATAAAAGCAGTCTGTTCATGATATTCGCTCTTGGAGCCCCCTTCATCTGGGGTTGTCATTGATGACATGTTTGTTTCTTCGTTTGTTTTCGCAAGCTGATAATTGTCGGGACGGAGGGATAACTCATTCCCACCGACCTTAGTGTTCTTTTTGAGTGCCTGCACCTCTCCGTAAATACGGACTTCGGGGAACGCCCCAGCGGACAAACCCACACAACCCACTCTCTCATCTTCCTGCAGAACACCGTCTGAAAGTGAGCAGTAACTGCTGTATGGGTATTCTTTTTGGTTCCGACCTAGAAATAAGGCCGAGTGACGATCATCTGTCATCCAGAATCTCCTCACATTTTGTTCCCACGTTCTAATTTCGTAATTCCTCATATGTTCACACAGAGAAAACGATTTGACACTCTTATGGATAAGCTCTAAAAGAGAGTTATAAAAACTCTCTCCGTGGAAAAAAGCTTCCATCATAGCAGAGGTCATTGCTTGTGCAAGTTGTTCACTCTTACAACAAGACTTGGATTCCACTTGAACTGTCAACATTTTGAAGATAGATTCCACCTCAAGAGGCGCAACATGTACTCCGAGAGTGATATCATAACGAAAGACTCTTTTCAAAAAAGAACCTTCATACAAATTAATGTATGGTCGTGATACACTTGTTTTATCAGCCATAGTGTAATCAATACCAAGATTTCTCATCTCATCTTGGATTCGTGTGTGAGTGTAATTGGGAACACACTCACTCACTGACAGAATGTGATCATCACCTAATGCTATGACCACAACATTTGAGAAGTAGGTCAACACGCTATAACCACACAAAACATAAACATACATCAAATATAAAATATTAATAATGATGTTCAAGATAGTGGTCAATTGGTGTCCAGACACTTCTCCTCCCAAAAGAGTGATCAACATACCAAAATAGTCGACAGATGGATTCATCAAGTCAAACATCAAACACTCCATAATCAAGATATCCTCCTGATCATAGTTACCACTCTGTTTACAAACACGAATGATGAACTCCATCGCAAATCTCATCAGCAACATTTTGACTTTCTTATCAAAAAAGGCATAGTCACCTGCAATTGTTCTCGTGAGACCAAACTTACTCAAATACTGAAACAGTTTTTCCCATTCAAGTGAATGACAATTCATACCAACTGCACTATGGAAAACATAGGGATTCCGTTGAACAACACGGCAAAATCCCATAAACATCATTCTCAAAATGACCAAATAAGGCACAGGTCCACTAAAGAAC